GCACTTGGTACAATTACACAAGCAAGCACAACAACTGTAAATGTTCCATTTGCTACAACATCATTTCCCAACGGAACTACATTTACTATATATCAAAATGCATCAAATACTACACCTTATCAAACAAGCATATCGGGATGGACTTCTCTTGGTACAACAACTATATCATCGAACGCAGGTACATTTATACAGATCGCAGTCACAAGTGGATATTATGTACAAATTGTATGTACCACTTCTTCATATACAAGCAGTGCATACGGTATATATTATTCTGCAATATCTTCGGCCATTACATATATTAATGTTACTGTAGCACTTGGTACAATTACACAAGCAAGCACAACAACTGTAAATGTTCCATTTGCTACAACATCATTTCCCAACGGAACTACATTTACTATATATCAAAATGCATCAAATACTACACCTTATCAAACAAATACATCAGGGTGGACTTCTCTTGGCACAGCAACTATATCATCGAACGCAGGTACATTTACACCGATTGCAGTCACAAGTGGATATTATGTACAAATAGTATGTATCACTTATCCATATACAAGCAGTGCATACGGTGCATATTATTCTACAATATCAACTGCGATCACTTATGTGGATCTATTATATTCTATATCCTTTCCATTTACTTTTAGTAATTCTAATATAACTGGTCGAACCGGGCCTACTTTACAAACATTAATAAATTATTATAATTCTCAATATTCTAGTCCATCTTGGATATCGAATACATCATACTTTAGCTTATATAATGGTATATCTGGATATCAATTATGGACTGCTCCACTTACAAGAAACTATGTTGTAACTTGTGCAGGAGCAAAAGGATGTAATGGAACACAGCCAGGTGGTGGTGGTGGCATTATAACAAATACTTTATCATTAAATAAAGGACAAAAATATATAATTATTGTTGGTCAAATAGGTACTATTGGCCAGGGGGGCCAAGGAGGAGGAGGAGGCTGGTCAGGTATTATAAATTCAACAAATACAACATATCCGCTATTATTGGCCGCAGGTGGCGGTGGAGGAGGCGGATCTGGTACTGCCGGTAGTCCTACTATAGTAAAAACAGGAAGTGTGGCACCAGTCGCAGCCACGGGAGGAACTTTGGCATATGTAGGTTCTGCGACATATAATACAGATTGGATAGGTGGAACTTATAATGCACACGCTGCATTTGGTGGAAGTGCAGATGGTTTAGGAGGGGCAAATAATACGGGAACAGGACATGGAGGATTTCCATCTGCAGGCGGAGGTGGCTATACTGCTACTACAGGTGGTGCTGGTGCAGGATATGATGGTGCAACAAATACAGTGGGATTATCATCTGCATCTATATGTGGTACAATGTATAGTAGTAATGCCAATTATACATTTAATGCACAAACAGTAAATAATGGCAATGGATATGTAACTATATCATAACTATATTCGAATCTATATAATAAGACGGGATGGTTCTGTACACATCTGGTAATTTGATAAATTCTGAATATTCTATTACAAATTTATTAGCAAATACAACATATACTTTTATTGTAACTCCGTTTCTCAATAATAATCCCGAATATTATCAAACTATACAAGTTACAACACTTGCTGTTATAGGGAGTTTAGATATTGTAGAAATTTATGATACTTCAATTTTATTACGATGGGATAGATTGGCATATGCATATAATAATATTACAATATCTTGGACAAATGTGAATTTACTTGCATATTATTATTCACAACCTTTGAATATAAACAATAAATACTATACTGGGTTAATTAATAACGTTCCTGGTGTATCAAATCTTATTACAGGTTTATCGCCAAATAGCCCATATTTTTTTACAATAACCGCTTATAATTCAATCGGTGTCGCTACTCCTGAAATTATTACAAATACAGTTGTTACGATCGCAAATTTATCAAGTATATCTTGTCATAGGAATGATACTACTTTAACAAGTATTACTGTGTTTTGGACAGGAGTTTATACATATACACAAGTACGTTATATGGCTACAAATTTAGAGGGGGCATCAGGAAGTTTTTTATCATCTGACGAATTGTCTTCATTAATATCATCATCGCCATTTATATCACCTATAATATATAATTCTTCATATACTATTAATAATCTAAATTCAAATACAACATATAATATTGCAGTTTATCCTTATAATTCCGTAGGTGTATCAAATATTATTCCGATTACAATTCAATGGACTACCCTTCCGAGTGTTCAAAATGTATATGTTAATAATATAACTGCATATAGTGTAAGAGTAAACTGGGATTATAATAGAAGTTATTATAATATATTATTATATGTAATTTTGAGTAATACAAATTCAATAGTACAAAAAATAGATTTTATTCAAAATACTTATATAGATATTTATAATTTATTACCAAATACTGCATATATATTTAAACTTGTGCCAATGTGTAAGCAAATACCTAATTATCAGTATGAAATGAGAGGGCGTTCATATTATACAAACCCAGTAATAACACTCGCAACAGTTGGTAGATTATCTGCTCCTACTGCATTTATTACTAATAAAAGCATTTTATTAAATTGGTTGCCAGGTACATTTTCATCTTTAAATTTAAATTATAGTAATGCATATCAATCTTGTAATATTTATAATATTGGCCCCAATGTATTATCTATTGCTATAAATAATCTTTATGGCAATATGAACTATAATATAAACCTATATCCGATTAATTCAATTGGTGCAAGTAATATTGCATCAAACATAATAATTACGACTTTGCCAAATATAGCATATTTAAGAATTGATCCATATACAATCACATCAAATTCGCTACATTTATTATGGAGTTCTGATAATATTTATCAATCGTTTTCATCCGCAGATATTTATTGGGTTTCTCAACAAGGATATTTAGGATCTAACCTTGCAATAAAAACAAGTCATATTGTAATTTCTAATTTATTAATTAATACAAAATATAATTTTACATTAATACCTTATAATTTAAATAATAAACCTGGATCAAATTTATACGCAACTGAGATGACATATGCTACTGTTACTAATTTAATAGCCACAAATATAAAAACAAATTCCATAGATTTTAAATGGAACGTTAACTATACATCTTTGCAAATTAAATATTATGATATAATGTCGCCTTTAAATATTTATGATTATCCACAATTATTAAGTTCAAATAAATCAAATATAACAATTAATGATCTTATGCCAAATATTAATTATATATTCAATTTCTATGGCATAAATTCTTCTAATATTATAACAAATAAACCAGTATCTATACCTGTAATAACTCTTCCAAATGTCAATACCATAACTATCATAGAAACTGATATTACATCAAATTCAATTAATGTAAGTTGGGATACTAATTCTGCATACAAATATATATTATTATCTTGGCATACTCGAAATAATGTTAATAATATATATAGTTCAATTATAACTAGCGCCAGCGCTATTTACAATTGCAATGTACCTAATTTAATTCCAAATACAGAATACAAATTCTCTATTACACCATATAATATTAATTATGGTTCAGATTTAACTGTAGAATATTATCAAAGATCATATACAATTGGCAATACAATTGTATCAGGTTATTATTATACAAATTCACATATTTTTAATGGATTAATAACAAATTATACTGATGTATCCATAACAGTTTCATGGGCATCTACGCCACAGAGTTATTATAACTATATTTATATACAGTGGATTAATGGAAAGCAACAGATATTTAATAATAAAACATCATTTGTTATTGATAATTCGACATATATAACTATATATCCAAATAACTTATATAGAATATTATTAACCTCATTTAATTCTGCATCACCAAATATGCAAGGTACATCATTATATGCAATAGATCCAAATAATAATAATGCAACTACAATAGTTACATTACCAAATGCAGGTGTCATTAATAATAACGCAATAACTGAGAATACTATTAGTGTTAGTTGGGGAAATATCAATTATTATTCTAATGTATCTATTTCACTTTATACAATTACAGATCAATTAATTACATATATACCATTCTATACAATGAATAATTATTCATTTACACAGTTAGTCACTAATACAGCATATAAAATCAGTGTTTTACCTTATAATTTTATAAATAAACCAGGAAATGTATCTACTGCAATATATGCTACATATGCAACTGTAGGTACCGCTTCATTATCAAATCTCACTGATTCATCAATCAATATTCAATGGGGTATAGGATCGTATTCGAGTATTACAATTCAATTATCAAGCAATAATATACTATTAAATAGTGTAAATTGCAGTAATTCTTTATCTTGCAATATTACTGGATTAATATCAAATAAAAATTATACTGTAAGTGTATATCCAAATAATCTATACTTAGATAAAGGTGTGCCTTCTCAGTTTTCAATTACTACATATGCAACTGTTAAAAATATTACTGTTCAAGAATATAAGACAAATTCTGTTAGTTTATTATGGTCAGGCGGGTCATATTCATCTATATTATTCAATTGGTATGATATAGATGGATTACATAGTGATATTTCGCAAATAAATACAAATATATATACGATAACAACTTTATATCCTAATAGAAATTATACAATTAGCTTATTACCAGTAAATATTGATGGTATACCAAGCTATATAAATGCTATAAAAACAAATCCTATTACAACATATGCATCAATATCTTCATTTAATGTTATAAATATTAGCGAAAATTCTGCTGTATTATCAATAAATAACGGTATTTTATTAAATGAATATTCTTCATACAACCTGAGATTAACTAATAATAATACTGGTATTACTCTTTTAAATGAACAGAATATATTAGGTTGTAATTATAATTTAAGCAATATCGGTATCATACCAAATACAGAATATAGAATTACATTAATACCTAATAATATAAATTCAATTGCAACACCTATAAAATTCCCGCCTTTATATCAAAGTATATTAGACTTTTATTCTCTCGCAATATTTGGAGGTATTACAAATATTGATAACGAATATGATCATATTACATTATCATGGAATCAATCAATTGCTTCATACATTACTGTTTCTTGGTTATCATATTTGCAAAATATAGAACATGCACAAACTCAATATACTATAGCTAATTTATATGCAAATACAATTTATACAATTGGTATTACACCATATAATAATTCTCAAATGCCAAATAATACTATAGTTATTTCACAATGTACTCTGCCAATATTATATTCAACTAATATATCATTAATAGGCGCTTTATCAAATCAAATAGAAATATCTTGGAATGGTCACTATAATTATGTTAATGTGCAATCTTCAAGCTATCTTACAAATTATAACTCTAATGTATATAATAATTCATTAACATTATCTGTATCCGCCCCAGATACCCTGTATGATTTTCAATTACAACCTTATAATTATTCAAATGTTTCCTGTTTATTGAGTGATAAGCCACTGCCATTATATATACGTTCTTTGCCAAGAATATATACATTAGTATTCTATGGCGGTGTTACAAATCCAATTACATCTTCAAGTGTCTATTTAGATTGGTATAATCAGTTTAATCAAAGTAGCGGAGGTATTGGTATATCTTGGTATCCGCCTGATTCATTTATATCAGGGGCGCCATCGATATACCCTAATAATCGTGTCAATATTACAGGATTGCAACCGAATGTTAATTACATATTTTCCGTAGCCCCTTATAATTCAGGTGGTGCAGGAATACCATTAACTATACAAGCTACTACACTTCCTGCGATTTTATTTGCCGCACCATATCTAAGAACAAATTATAGTAGTAATGTAGTCATTGGCGGTTTTAGTAATTTATTAATATCTTGGTCAAATTTATTAATACCAAATTCTCAAATATATTCACAATATGTAAATTCAACAGTATCAATTACTTCCAATATAATGCCAGATGCGTTATATACTTTTACATATATTCCTTTCAATAATAATAATATCGCAGGCAGTCCATATATAATTCCCAAAGTATCTGCATATGCAACTGTAGGACCTTTATATATAACAAATAGTAACGTGAATACAATTGATGTGGCTTGGATAACTACAGGATATAAATATGATTCAATAAATATTTATTATAATAATTTAACTAATATATATGCAAATACTATAAATAATTCATATCATATAAGTGGTTTAAATCCGAATACATTTTATACAATATATGCTGTACCCGTAAATTCACTTGGTATGTCAGATATTAATAATTATAGTTATATTACTGTATATACATTACCAAATATAACAAATCATACATTTATTGATATAAATTATAATTCTACAATTACCTCATCAAACGCAATATTGTTTTTAACTGGTTCTTTTAGTAATGCAATTTTATCATTAGATAATGTGAATCAAATAAATATTATGCAACAAGTCAATAATTCAACTATAGCTGTTGCTATAAATAATTTAAATGCAAATACATTATATACTTATTCTGTAATTCCTTATAATATTACGGGTATTGGATCGGTCATAAATGACTCTTTTACAACTCTATCTATTATAACAAGTATCTCAGCATTAAATATATCAAGTAATTTGTGTGAATTACAATGGACTTATGGCGGCTTACAAAATAATTTAGCTGGAATTAATATATATTGGGCATCTACACAGCCAAATATTTCGGGATTTATTACATTTACTTCTCCATATTCGCCAAAAGTTATAAAGCCGCCATTTTATCCAAATGTTTTATATTCAATATATGCACAAGCCGTATCATCAATTCCAGGTGTAGGTAGAGGAATACCATCGCCTATAATTAATATTAATACATTACCAGTAATTGGTAATTCTATTTCGCTTATTTCTATTACAGATACAATTATTAATTTCTCGTGGACAAATCCGTCTTATGGATATACATATGTAAATATATATATCTCAAGTAATCTTCCGGTTGCTGTATATTCTAATGTAGTGACAAATAATTATACTATTAGTAACTTAACACCGCAATGTCTTTATAATTTAAATATAATTCCATATAATCAAACCAATGCAGCCGGTATAGGTATATCTAGATCATTTAGTACTTTAACATCAATAGATCCAAATAGTTTATCAGTTACTATGACATTAAATTCTGATCTTATAACATCAACTGCTATATTGTATTGGTATGGAATTTATCGTAGTATAAAATATTATTATTACTGGACAGATTATAATGGTATTTTACAAACTACTTTTAATAATAAAATAAGCATAACAAGTCAAATTAATTCAGCCATTGTATCAACTATATTGAACCCAAATATAAGATATACATTTGTAGTAGAGCCATACGATGATAATAATCTAATTGGTATTCCTCGGCAGATTTCTAGATATAGCTTGCCAAGTTTAAATAGCGTATCTATTTTATCATATACTGATACATCTGCGACTATTGCGTGGGGAGCACAGAATCTATTAAATATAAATAATAATTATGCATTTGTAAATATTGTGGCTACTCCACAATTGCCGCAATTATATACCAATATAATAACATCGCCTGTGATTTTATCGAATTTATTGCCAAATACACAATATCAATTTACTATTATACCTTATAATAGTGATTCACCTACTGCATTTGGTAATTCGAATATATTAAATCCCATTCAAACATACGCTAATTTAACAAGAACATCAAATATATCTACTACAAATAGTATTATTATTACAGAATTAACAGGTACATTTAATTATGTTAAATTACGATTAAATGGCATAGAACCATATCCAAATCCACAACTAAATTTTGGTCAAGGATATTTACCATACATATTATCAAATTTAATACCAAATACATTATATACATTAGTTTATATACCATATACATCTGGGCAAAATCCAATACCAATATCAGATGCTTTAATAAATTCATCTATTTATACAAAAAATATATATACATTAGCTACTATTACTGACATTCAAGCGAATCCATCTACTATAAGCAATACAATATCTTGGAATGTAAATAATAATTATAATTATCTATTTATTACATGGATACCTGTTACTGGAAGTGTAGCAAATGCAGTTGCTGGCAGTAGCTTACAAATAAATTATCCAATTTCTAGTTATGTAATAAGTCAACTTGTTGCATATACAACATATCAAATTACAATTACAGTTTATAACTATAGTGGAGTTGCAAATATATTGCCGTCATTTAGTTCAACAACACTTGTATATATTTCATCAATAATGCCACTTACAATTACAGCTAATAGCATAGAAATTAAGTGGATCGGAGAATATAGTTCAGTTCAAATATATAATAATATAAATATACCGAGTGTCTCATCTTTATCATTTAATTTGGGAATTTCGTCACATATATTTACAGGTTTTAGTGCAAATCAGAATTGCACTTTTTATATTACACCATTTGATATGAATGGCATTGCCGGTAGTCAAGTAAGTTGTAATATAATAACTCTGCCAATTATGCAAAATATTCAACCGACTATACAAATTAATACAATATTATCTGGAAGCGCTACTATTTATTGGAATGCTATCGCTAATTATGTTACAATAACAAATAATGAATATATATCTTCTACTTCTATGCCGATAAGTTATCCTCCAATTACTATATTAACTGGATCAAGTTTTATAAATAATATATTAAAACCAAATATGTATTATACATTTACGATTACACCTTATAATGCGAATAATTTAGCTGGAGCAAGTATTCAAACATCACAAATACTTACATACGGAAAAATTACTGGTTTGACTATTATAAAATACGATTTTTACAATTTAACAATAGGATGGAATCCGGGTGGATTTGCGTCAGTTAATATACAATTATCAGTCAACGGAACAATAACACAGTATATTAATAATTTAATTGGAACACAATATGACTTTAACAATGCATTATTACCTTCTACACAATATACAATGACATTATATGCTGTTAATAATATAAATCAAATAAATACTTTTCATTCTGACATATCTGTTATTTCGGGATATACACTACCTGTTATCAATTCTTTTCAATATACATCAAATACATATAATCAAATATTTTTGCAATGGAGTGGATATTATAATAAAGTCATTTTACAATGGGTGGGCACAGATGGTTTACCTCAAGCAGGTCCATCTGATGGCTTATATTCATCTCCGGGAAATAATATATATACATATATTGCAAATGGTTTATCAACTAATATAACATATACATTTACATTGATACCTTATAATGCATCAACAAATGCGGCCTATAATACAGGAGCCCAAATATCATTAGTTGCAACAACATTAGGTGTAATTGATGGTGTAACAATTGGTGTACCAACTACAAATTCGCTACAAATATCGTGGAATATTGCATTATATAATTATGTAATTGTTTCATGGATGGGCACTACGTCGAGTCAATCTATGCAGTTATCTGATAAATCTAATTTATCATATCCGGTGACTGGATTACAAGCTAATGGTCAATATATTATAATGATAACACCATATAATAATGGTATTCCACCTGCATCAGGAAAACCATATATTTCAAGAACAATATATACTTTATCAATTATAAATTCATTTTCTGCAACAGCACCGCAATCTCAAGATCCTCGCACAAATCTATATTTACAATGGTCTGGAAATTATAGTAGTTTAACTATAAGTTGGACATCTATTTCTGCGCCTACATCAGGGACATTAACAAATGTACAAGGTACATCAATATATATTAGTTATTTAACACCCGGTGCATCATATACATTTACATTGCTTTCTTATAATATAATAGGAATTGCCAGTACATATGTACCTATAGGAGGACCAGTTACTATGACCGGAACAACATTATCTTAATTTATCATTGAAAATATCTATATAATATTGGAAATCTGCTTCAATATTATATAGTTTTCCTTGAAGTGAAAATTTATTATTTTTATGCTTATCTAAATTATCAATATATAGAATATCCATAATATTTTTAACACAATATTTTTGTAGCTCTTCATCTTTCCAGCTCTCAATATTTAATTCAATCAATTTAACATTATTATTAATGTTTCGCATATCGCCATATATAGAGAAACTACTATCTTGATTTTCACCATCAAATATACTATAAGGCCAGTCGTGTTGAATTTTTTTATGATTTTCTAGAAGATATGCCATTGTAAACGCATCAATTTCATTGCGAAATGATACCATTGTTGTTTTTGTAATATTTTTATTTGGTTTTTTATTTATTTGTAGGGTAAAAGGTTTTGTATTTCTGTCAGATATTGTATATATATATGGGTTTTCAAGAATTGCATTTTTTTGTAGAAGCATTGAATACATTTTAATATATAATATATATGTCTTTAATTCATTTTTTTACTTTATAAGTATAGTAAATGCCTCCTAAGAAAGCCAGAAATAAAAAACTTAAAAAAGGCGGTGCGGCCGGTGATGCTTGGCCGGGAGATAGAATAGCGGGGCCTATTATATCAACAATGTCTACTCCTTATTCATCGGATGGAGGTATTGCATCGAGTATACAATATCAAAATACAGCGACACAATTAGCATCAGTAAATGTTCTTCAAGGGGGGAAAAAACAAAAAAAGAAGATTCGTTCAAAGAAATAATTTGAAGAAATATTTATTTATTCTGTTTTTGATATTCGCGTGATAATTGATATACATTTTCCCATGCAATTTTCTTTGACAAAGGATGCTTTACTTTATTTGCGTTAATTATTGCTTTGTGAATATCTATAAAAGATATCTTTGTCGATTTGCTGTGAACCCATATCGTCTCATTGCTAATTGCAATATTAATCGATTGCATTTTATATAATTTTAATATAAATTTATATTCATTTTTTTAGAAATAAATGATAAAATCCTACAAAAATTATCAATAATTTATTCCAAGGGCCTTTGCCATTTTGGCCTCCACCAAATCCAGCAATATAATATGCTTCCATAATATAATATAAAAATAATTAATTTTAAATAATTTTTACATGGTATAATCAGTCTTTACCAGGCTCGCCGTCTTTGCCGTCTTTACCAGGTGAGCCGTCTTTACCAGGCTCGCTGTCTTTACCAGGTGAGCCGTCTTTACCAGGTGAGCCGTCTTTACCAGGCTCGCCGTCTTTACCAGGTGAACCGTCTTTACCAGGCTCGCCGTCTTTACCAGGCTCGCCGTCTTTACCAGGTGAACCGTCTTTACCAGGCTCGCCGTCTTTACCAGGTGAACCGTCTTTGCCGTCTTCACCGTCTTTGCCGTCTTTGCCGTCTTCACCGTCTTTGCCGTCTTTGCCGTCTTTGCCGTCTTTGCCGTCTTTGCCGTCTTCACCGTCTTTGCCGTCTTCACCTGGTTTCCCACAAGGTCCGCATGGTCCGCATGGTCCGACGGGTCCGCATGGTCCGACGGGTCCGCATGGTCCGACGGGTCCGCATGGTCCGACGGGTCCGCATGGCCCGATGGGTCCGCATGGTCCGACGGGTCCGCATGGTCCGACGGGTCCGCATGGTCCGACAGGGCCCTGTTTACCTCTAATAATTTTTAATGTTTCTTTTATATTCTCGGATTCACAATCAGAATCTGTTGAATATTCATTATCAATAATATTAATCAATCCTTCTCTTCTTGAATTTGAAGGATCATCAGTTAATTGCTATACAGAAAGCGCTGCTGCATTAGCACCTGATCGTGCCTCATTATTATCGCGAATATTTGTTATAACATTAATACGTGTTTCGTCATCATCGCGACGACCTCTGCCACGGCCACCTCTGTCACCACCATCATCATAATAATGGTGATGATCACGTCTACGTGGGCTACCACTTCGGCTTCGGCTTCTGCTCCGGCGACGGCCGTAATGGTGGCATTTCTGGTCAAAATTACCATTACGATATTCGTCTAGAACTAATCCGCGTGCAGCGCCAAATTGCGCCTTATCACGGAGACGTTCTTTTTCAATATGATACATCTTATCTACAATTTTTTCTTCAGTATGAGATAATTGCTTAGATAAATGGAATGTATTCTCGGCAGCTTGCTTAGATAATGCTGCTTCTGATTTAGCAGCATCAATTTGTAATTTAGCAAAGTTCTCAAGATTTAGCTTCATCGCTTGTTGAGCTTGCTCCATAGCTAATTTACCAAGACCCATTTCTACTTTTTGTAAATCGAGAGATGCCTTACCCGATCCTTCAACTGCTAAACGAGCTAAATCAGCGGTATTGCGATATGCAAGATTATTAGCTTGTTCTTGAGCCACCCATGTTTTTGCGAAATTATCCATATTTCTCGCACGTATATCGTGTAATCCATCGAGAGTTTGTGTAAAATTACCATTTAAAATACTTTTAACATCTCCTGAAATACGTTCTGCTTGAACACTAGTTTGGCTACTAATGCGTTCATTTTGAGCAGTTAATGCGGCGCCAATTCTCTCTGATTGAATACCATTTTGATTAGCAATACGTTCATTTTGAACATTTAGAGATGCACCAATACGTTCATTCTGAGTATTTAGAGAATTTAAAAGACGTTCTCCCTGAATACCTAAACCTGCTCCAATGCGCTCAGACTGTGTAGATAAACCTGCACCAATACGTTCAGCCTGTACACTAGTGTCATTGTGTATACGTTCAGCCTGTGAACCAAGTGCGGTTCCAATGCGTTCATTTTGCTGAGAAAGTGCAGTACCGACTTTCTCGGTTGTGGCTATACCCGATGCACCAATGCGTTCAGATTGATTACCAAGCATAGCAGCAATACGTTCATTTTGAGCGTTAACATTTCCCGCATTGCGTTCACCAGCAACTAGATTAGCCGTACCAGTACGTTCAACTGCGGCTAAACCCTGATTGGCTGCATCAGTCATATGGTTGTTTAAATAATCAAATGCGCGATTGCCACGGTATTCATTTTGAAAATCAACACGGGCAGCATTATTTTTTGCATCAGTAGCGAGGTCTTGCATATGAGCATTTGTAAAGTCAAATGCGCGATCATTTGATACTTTTGCCATACCTGCTATTTCACTCATATGTGCATTTGTGTAATCATTTGCGCGGTTTCCACGATATTCATTTTGGAAGTTTGTACGTTCCGCATTTGTTAATATATCGCTAGTTTGTTGATTGTTAGATTTCCATAAATCCTTATCAACTCTATTAATAGTATTTAAAGATTGAAGTTGTTGTAAGTAATCAGTAGAAGGAGGTACAGCCGATGAAACTAGAGGATAGGAAAGTCCAACTGGAACAGGAACAGAAGACATTTAGGGTTTCTACAATAGATTGAGAAAATATTTTTATAAAGAACGTTTAAGATTTACGCCAATGAATAATCATCATTCCGAATTTTTGGATTATAATATCGCGCATATTATTATTTATATAGTTCAAACGCATTTCGAATAATAGAAAAAAATAAGAACGCCTATCTTTTATCCGGATTTATAGGCCTCATATAAATTTAATATTTCCATATAAATCCTTTAATAACTTCCCCTGTTGCAATGGCTTTTTTTATACATTTGCTAGATATTTGAAAATTTTTCTGCACATCCAACAAACTAGGATATTCTTTTATGACTTCCCCTGTAATATAATCTACTTGTTTTACTGCTACCCCTTTATTTATATGCGCTTCCGGAAAAACCCCTCCATTTTCTATAAATGCCGTTTTAAGTTCTTCCGAACATTCTTCGTAATACTTAAAATAATGTCCACTTGATAAATTTCCTTTTACTATACTTTGATATATCGCAGACGAAGATTTTAATTTACGTGCTAACCCTGCATCTTTTTGATTTTTATATACATTTACTATCCTTGTTTTATCTATGTCTAACATCGCTACAAACGCATTTTTTGGAGTATTTACTTTTACTGATTCCCCAATTTCTTGCACTGTGTTATCGTCTAAGTTTCTATCTAAATATAACCATCTATATCCTGCATATATTGTCTTATTTTTAATTGCAGATTTCAAATTTGTATCGGAAATTGATTCTACACGCGTCGCATCTCTTATCCCAATATATGTTTTCAATAATTCGCCAGATTCAGAATATTTCTGTATCTTATTCCCCCTATTTATATTTATTTGTTTTGGTACATAACAAATGGGTGTAAAGGTATTAATATAAAATCCCTGCTGCCTTTTTAACAAATTAATAAGTTTTTTATATTCTTCTGTTGTAAATAAATAACTATTATTCTCGTCTTTATTATCAATTACAATAGGATGCTTCTTTATAAAATCTAGAAAATCATCGGCTCTATTAACTCTAAAAATATTACTTATTATTCTATTCTGATTTTCTGTATTAATATCACTCGTACTGTGCATCTCTAACTGAATACTTCCATTTATTTTACCAATTATTATAAAAAAAACTGCACTATTTATATGCGAAAAATCTAATTTATATTTATCTATCATTTTATACAATATTAAAAATTACTATCCTTAAATTATTTTATACTTGTATAATAGTATAAATAATGTCTTCTGAAATGGATAAAATGCGTTACTCCTTTTATTCTGCTATAGTATTCTTTATCATTGCTTCTCCACTTATGTTTAAGATTGTCAATTCATTACTCGGCGGGTTAATTCCTATTTCATCTACATCCGGATGCCCTACAATTGCCGGACTAGTTATACATTCGATTGTATTTGGTTTAATTATATATGGTATGATGCATCTAAAAATGTAAAAATAAAATAGAAATATTATAGTATGATTATACCATCATCTCATACATCTGTATTATATAATCGTGATCAATTTAATACATTAATTTTTAAAATAAATATGACTAGGCAAGCTATTAAACATCCAAAAATTAATCGTTATATGTGTAGTAAATTAATAGATGAAGTATACGAATCTGCTAAAGAATATGAAAAAATACTAAATAATAATTCTGAAAAAAAAGATTAAAATTTTAACCTTTGACATTATCATATTAAGTTCTCGAACATAATTTGTTTATAATATTAAAACAAAGTTAAATGCTTTGACTGATAATTTGTTTTATTTCTATTTGTTCATTTTTATCCGAAAAATACCGCAGAAATACTTTTCTAGTATTATCATCATAATATGCTACTATATTATCATCATCGTCATATGTATATAGCGCGTATCCGATTCTGACTTCGTGCCATATTTTTGTTTTTATTGTCATTAGAGCACTTGTATATTCTTCTAGTATTTCACTCTCGCGTTTTTTATATTGCTTTTCATAAATTTTCAAGCCATATTGAAATATAAATAAAATATTATACATTATATCGTTTCTTATATTATCATCAATTTTATCAAATACTGTTTTAACGGAAGGATTTCGAATATTTATTTGATCTTTATTTAGATTAAGATTTAGAATTTCATTGTATACATCTTTCAATATCATACGAATTTCTCCGTCGTGAATGAATTCGAACATTCTTTTAAGAAAAAGAATATATAAAAATCAACTTTTTGATATAAAGCTTTATTTTTTTTACACATTTAGAATAATGCAATTATCTCATTATTTTGAGGATTGTGCATCTGTACTTGAATTTGCTGTTAAAGAAGGCGGTATTATAATTTCTAACGATAATATGCTTAAATTATACAGCTATTATAAACAAGCCACTATTGGAGACTGCAATATACCAAAACCGTCAGGAATATTAAATCTAAAAGAAAAAAGTAAATGGACCGCTTGGAATAATTTGAAAGGTACTACTTCTGATTCTGCAAAGTCGGAATATGTTAAAACAGCAATTGATATTGATTTATTTTCTGTGTAAAAATTTGATTTATTATTTATATTTTTTAATTATCTTAAACTATGAATTCAATCGAGTTGCAAGATGCGATATCTCGTATAAATTTTTTAAGATATTTGAGTAAACGTATAAAAGAAGTAGATAATATAGAAGTAGTAAGCAAGGATATTAATAACTTTCAGATTATTTTTGATAATGATGATAATGCATCGATTACTCCATCATATGGGGAATTTCATTGGGTTGATAATATTTCAGGTAATGAATTTATTATTTCTTATTCGGAAGAAGGACAACCTGTTACAACTGGGGGAGAAGGATTAACAGGTATTGGATATTTTAAACGATTTAAAATTTCTCATCAAAATCTTAATTTTTTGAAAGAATTTGTAATTCAAGCAATTACAGATAAAGATATTATTGAAGAAAAAAAAATTAAAGTTTATAAATCATCTTCTGGTGGATATTTCGAACATTGTGGTAAAGTTTATGCACAAGATATCGATAAGAATATATATATTCCAGATACTATTAAAGATAATATTATATCGCATATAGATAATTTTCTATCACAAAAAACACGAGACCGATATCTTAAATATGGGCGACTTTATAAAACTTCATTTCTTTTTACAGGTGTTCCAGGTTCTGGTAAAACTTCAATTATTAAAGCAATCGCGTGTAAATATAATAAACCAATTTACATATTTAATTTTTCTAAAAAACTTGATGATGAAGTTTTGATTGGATTGATGCGAACTATTAAAAATGATAGTATTATTTTATTTGAAGATCTAGATGCCTTTTTTATAGACAGACAACCTCAAGGTATTAATATAAGTTTCAGTGCATTATTAAATATTATGGATGGTGTTTACGGCACAACGTCTGGTTGCATAACTTTTATTACCGCAAATAATTCTGATCGCCTTGATCCGGCTCTTATTCGCCCCGGACGAGTTGATAAAATAATTAAATTTGAGTATCCTCGTAAAAAAGAAATTAAAAAGGCATTCTATGATATGATTGATACAGATCCTCTTCCTAATAATTTTGAAGAATTTTATAGTCATATTAAAGATTTAAAAATATCAATGGCCGGTATTATAGATTATCTATTTAAATATCATATGAATAATCTATATATTACAAAAATAGATGAGCTCATTGATCAAACAAAACTTTATAACGAAATTATAAATGATAAAACAGATAAAATATATTCCTAATTATTCGATATAATCAAATTATACTTCACATCAGACCCTACGTTATTTCTATCAATAACATAAGCCACATTTGTTCCACCGCAATAAATATAAATAATATTTAAATTATCTTTCTCATTAACATTAATATATTTTATAAAAAATCCGGGTTCATATTCTGATATACTCCATATAAAATCGGTTATAACAATTTCATTTAAATATATTTTCCATAGCTGATATCCATATTTATACCCATCCTTTTTAATAACTATATCTACCATTTTTATATCTAAAAAATATTTTATAAATCATTTTTTATTTTTAATTATATAAAGATATATAATTTTTAAATCTAAATAATTATTTTTAATCATAGAAAGATATACCATTTTTTCTTATATGGAAATTTAATATTCTTTGATATCTTTCTATTATAAATTCTTCATAACTTTTCATTTCATTTTTAACTTCATTTGTTTTTTCGTGTAAAATATGAGATGCTTCATCTAACCTAATTATTCTATATTTATAATAATTAACTCTATCTGAAGTAGACATATATGGCGCAACGCCTGGTGCATTTTCTTCATATCTTAAGTTATTTTGTGATACTGAACTATATGTATTGCTTGGGCAAAAACTTTCAAAATACTTAGTAATTTCGTCTGTACCACCTGATATTTTATATTTATGCATTTTTTTACATTTTGAAACTATTGTAAAATATTTAATTAATTCTAATAATACCATTGCTTCAAACGCAGATTTATTTTTAACAGCTATTTTTAATTTAGATAATAAAACATTCATCATAATTGTTTTTTCATACATTTCGGCACTATCATCCCGACTTCTGCCACCAGAATGCGCGCTATGTTCATTTATAAATTTTTCTTTAAGTAGTTTTATAATATTTTTATAATTCTCAGGAGTTTTAAATTCCGCAGGTATTCCATCTAAAGTAGCCACTAATTTATCAACTAATTCTTCTTTAATATCATCAAAACTTATATTAATTTTTGTATTTTCAATTAGTCTTTTTAATGCATTGCGTTCTTCTGTTTCCATTACAATATCATCTATTGTAATTGGAAAATTGTTTGATTTTATAGAATTACATACTTTATGACTATATTCATAATTGAATGGAGAATGAATTGCGCCTACAATCCAAGCAATTGCAACTGGTATAATATGTTCTGTTGCTTTGTTATCAAAGTCTTCAGTTAAAGTTTTATATTCTAAAAATTTACCACATAAGAAACAGCAAGGTAAAGCGAAATCGGCCATTACTGTTTTCTTATTTTCAGACTTCCTTTTTTTAGAAGACTCTCCCGCTGCCTCTATTTCGAAACTCTTCATTTTGTATTTTATTGATAACGCATTACATAATTCAGATGTAATATTACGATCATTTATAAATTTATTATAATGCTCTAGTACTGTCATTAATACTATATAATGTTCATTTGGACTCGGAATATATGATAGATAATAATATGCCAATATAAATTTAAAATATTGATTACTCTCTGAAAAATAATATATTATACTATTTTTTTTTCCAGTTATGCTACCGTATAAAGAAAATAAATTGTTATATACCATTAATAAATCTTTGTGCGTATTTGAATTATAAAAAGATAATCTAGTAGAATTAAATTTATCAAGACTATCTTCTGTTAAAACAAAATTTTGCAATCTTAGATTATATTTTGAATGTTTAGATTTTGTACTAGTACTACCATCTGCGATATCATTTATGTTGAAATTTTTATCTATGAAATAATTTGATATTTTAAATAATTCATTATTTCTTCCTTTAAATGCAATTATACTTGTTGCAATTTGCATAATTATGCTCGCGCGACTAGTTTTAATTATTGTTTTTTTTTCTATTTCGTTTCGATCTATTGTCGGATTTGCATTTCTGAGGGCAAGTGAATATATATATGTATCTGCCATTACTTATTGTTCATAAATTAAATATTTATATATTATACCTTCACCTGTTTTCTGTTCTTCGCTCTCCATAGTTATTTTATAGCGTTGGTTAATAATATTAATTGGGAATTTAGCATCACAATCATATATATTATATATATATGTTAAGTATAATTTTGTATATCGCAAATCATAAATTGATGATTTATAAATACTCTCCCCACCAATGACAAATATTTTATTTATATTATTAAAATGCTGAAGTCTTAAATGCGCGTGATCAAAAGACTTTGCAATAATTATGTTTTTTTCATTTTCGATTAATGTACTTGATATAATAACATTTATCCTATTTGATAAAGGTTTGCTACCAATAGATTCCCATGTTTTTCTGCCCATTATAACAGCATTTATCATATCTTTTGGCGCACTTGTAGTAATATCTTTAAAATTTTTTAAATCAGGTGGTATATACCACGGTATTTTATTATTTTTGCCAATTCCTCCATTTTGGTCACAAGCTACTATTATTATATGCTCCATTATATTAGTAATCTATATTTTATATCACGGTGGCTACGGTCTCGATTGGGGTCTGGGCTTCAGTTGCAACAGCAACACCAAATCCAAGAGGGTATTTTCTTGCTACTTCTTGTTGCTTTTGCTTTAATTCATTTTTTATTATTCCCGTAGAACTGAATTGCCATGTAGACGTAATTTGAGGAGTTACATTTCCATATCGATTTGATATTTTAAGTAGACATTCATTTATATAAATTCTTAGCTTATCCATCCTTTCATACAGCTCCGTCAGTTCCGCAATTGTTCTTATATTCATTATTTCAATTATAGTTTCCATAATAATATTTTGGTATGTTTGCAAAACCATTGTAATTTCATTCTTTTTATTTGTATCTTTTTCGCGTTTGTAAAGTTCTGTTTTAAAATGTTCTTTTGTAAGAATATTTAACATATAATTTATCCTCAAATCGCGATGGTTTTCTATTTGATTATTTGGCCTATAGCGCGGCAGTTCAACGTGTTCAATATGACCATGCATTCGATGAATAGTAGATATTTTACTATATAATATTTTAAGAGTAACAAGTTCAGGAGGATCATTCGTTTTTACATAGACATCTCTTACAGATAAATTCAGAATAGTACATAAATGCGCAGATAATGTATAATATTCAGGAAGACCTCCGCAAAGATTATCACCGGGTACCCTTGGTGCTATACCGCCATTATTTTGTCTTTGAAATTCATAATAATGTGGATTATGAATATTACCTATTTCAATTTTGCCAGTATTCCAAGAAAATGCAGTATGGCACTGTGAACACCACATTTGATCACAACCACTAATTTTAAATATCATTGCGCCACATCCTGATTTAGGACAAGCCCTACATTCTTTTGCCAGTAATTCTGCACTCGCTACATTTTCTGGATTACATTCATGACTATCATTTTCAAGTTCTGCTTCTGTTTTTATTTCATGACATTTCGAACAAGCTTTCGCATCACATAGTCCGCATTTCCATTGTGTGCTTAGAAATCCTTTACAATCATTAGATGGACAATGTCTTACAAATTCTCTTCTTTCGGCTTTTACAGTATCGCGACCAATAATTAACCTTATTATATTATAATTAGTTTGAATAGAAATTTTAAGGCATTCAATTTTCTTAGTGTACTTAGAATGCTTTTTATGCCAGGCAATCTGTTCATCGGGTGTTAATTGATACGTAAATCTCAAAGAATGTGCTCTTGATTCTTCCATAGTATCTTTTAATTCTTTCTTTAATGCATTATTTTCATTATTTAATTCAAGTTTTTTCCTATTAATTTCTACATATGGCTGTGTTTCTGGCAATAGACATAATTGTCTTTCAAATATAATATTTTCACGATGAGTTTTATATTCAGTTGTATAAAATTTTTTTGTAAAATTTGATTCCATATTTTCGCGATTCCACGCATTCTTACAGTTCATACAATGGGGATCCTGTGATATTCCCAATAAATATTTCTTTGTACAATTATTACATACATTATATTCACAATAATTACATATTACTTTCTTATGTGTGGATTTATTGAAAGATTCGCAACAAACCTCGCAATCCGGCATAGTTATAATACACTTATAAACCTTTTTCATTTTTTTATCATTATTATATAGATTTAATGTCTGGAGATTACTCTATGCGTTTTTTAGATTATTTATTAAAAGTATTACCAAATTCTTGGTGTATTTGTAATAATTACAATCACAATTGCAATATTGCATTTGTAAAACCAACGTCTGTATTTAGATATATGTGTTTACGAGCCACCAATTATAAGAAACGTTTAGATAAATATAATTTTGGAAATGTAGCTAATTTAGAAATTGATTATGATGATTTAGGCTTAAAGAAATTAATGCCACCTAAATGGACTCATGAAGAAGTTGCACATATATATGCAAAATTAATGGATACTTCTATTCAATATGTTATTATACCAATATTATTAACTAAAAAAGATGATATATGTGGTAAGAAAAGAGATCGGAAAAAACATATGATTTATTTAATTTTAAATAAACACCGTAATACTATGGAATTATGGGATGATTATTATGGTTATGTGCATACATCATTTCAATATAATGAATTAATAAATAATGCGATTGATCAAATGATGGTACCCATATTAGCCACATTTGGTTTTGAAACTACATATAGTCTTTTGTTTCCAAAATTCTTAGAAGAAAAATATAAATATTTACATGATATTTTAATTGAAAATGGGCATTCTGCGGAATATGGCAATATTTACAGATTTTTTTTAATTAATTATATAAAATTCCGTGTTAAATATCCTATGGAGAAAGGAATAAATTCTGTTAAAAAAGCGATAGCTACAAAACAGATTACACTTTTTGCAAATTTTCAGAAATATCTTCAAATATCAGAAGCTTATTCTCATAAATATTTAAATTGTAAAGAAATATTACAGGTAAAAAATACAGAAACTGGTAATTGCGTCGATGCAGGTGGCGAAACTGGCAAAGAAGTTCAAGGTATATCAACACCCTGTGTGCAAAATGAATATTTTAATGGTAAGGATTGTGTAAAAATTAAACAATATTTTATGGAAAAGAAAAATGATTTAGATGATCATATATTTTTACATACTTCTGAATTAATTAGGTTTTTACTTAATCGTCATCCACATTGTGCTTTAATGCCTCAGAAAGGGTTTGGTGATAACAGTAATAAATTTACATGGGAATATAATTCTAAAAAAAAGAAATGGATATTAATTCCCCCAGTTGGTATTGATAGTTTTATTGATAAATCAATGTCTAATGAAAAAATACGGTTAATAGTGTTCTTAATATGGATAAAAAATACAAAAGAAGGCGGCCAATCTCATGCTAATTGTATAATTATTGATAAAAAAATGCGGACAATTGAAAGATATGAACCAAATGCACCAAATTTTAGTAAAAATTTAGCTAATAATGAAAGATTGGACAAAACAGTATGTGCATATTTTGCAAAGTATAATTTTGCCGACTGTATTTATGCCGTTAATACATGCCCAATGAGTTTTCATAAAATGGATTGGATAGAACTCGATTTAAATATTAAGGCTAATGGTGGTAATTGTGGAATATGGACATTGTGGTATATGAATTTGAGAATGTCTTATCCTGATGTATCGCGTAATGAATTATTATCATATGCAATACAAGAAATAAAGAAAATGGGTAGTTTTAAACATTTTATCAATGGTTTTCATATTTGGCTATTAAGAAATGTTAAATCAAAAAATAAAGTATTTACATAGTGTAAGTTCTAATGTACTATACGTGTGATAGAAATGTTTTATCAAGAGGTACATCAGGGTGTTATTTTTGTCATAAATCACTATACACATATTTAGATGATAATAAAGGAAAATATTCTTTAATATCTGCAGACACTAATAAATCTATAAAGACTATTCCAAAAGGTCTATGTATGAAAGTTTTTTTATATTTTCAAGAAGTTATTGATAATAAAGATGATATTGAAATAATAGATAATATACTTTTTAGAAAATATACAGGAGAATGCTTCGGCTATTTAATATCATATAATCAAAATTTAAATAACTATACTATCGATCAAAGTATTGGGAGTGCTTATATTGAGTATGAAAATATATTATTATTACAAAAAATATTTGGCAAAAAATATAGTCAGTATATATTACATCCTAAAAAAAATTCATTGATATTACTTGAAATTAAAAAAAATGCACCAGATTTATATGAATATAACAATACAGATTTTATTACAAGACTTAGAGTTCCTATTATATTATCTAAAGGTTGTCATGCAATCGAAAAACTTTCGCGCAACCATTTAAATAAATTTATAAATGATATCATACCTGTTATTAAAATATTACATACTAAAGGATATATCCATGGGGATCTTAAATATCAGAATATTGTTAAATGCGAAAATACATATAAAGTAATCGATTGGGGTTCTATGCAAGATATAAAAAATGTAGACAATCCTATTGGAACATATATTATTCCATTTTTTGCAATAAATAAATTATATTTTAAAAAACATATACTATCAATGAATATTAGTACAATTGAAGAACTTGTGAATATTTCCGATATATATAATAAAATTGAGTCGACAATGATGTTTACAGATAAAAAAGATATCAATTTTGCATTTTTATCATATAAGTTATTTATTGCGGCTTACGCGAATAGATATATAGATATAAATTTTATTTTAAAGAAAAATGATGAATATTGTTTAGCTTATATTATATATACATTCCTTATTAAATATAAGGATTCTATAGATTTAATTAATAAATTAAACGGCAAAACAAATAATAAATTACTGCGAAAGATGTATTATTTATTATCACCGGATTATTTATCTCTTGAAAGAATTTAATATATATTATTTATAATAATGGTTCGCCATCCAGAATAAATAAAGATATTGCTGCACTTATATTAACATATTCACTATTGACCAGACCAAGTCTTCATTTAATACTTCTCGATCGAGAATTGCAGATAATGTTAGAAATCATTATGCGAAAGTTGATATAGTTAGTGGATCGGGTGCGATTTTAGCTAAAGATATTTTTGGATAATTACAATGGATGTCCGTGATTTGGGTTACGCTCATGCTATATGCGGATTTAGATGTAACGGAAAATATTATATATATGATTCTAGAACATATGGTATTACAGAATATAATTGGGCTGATCCAGATATCGCTAAAAAATACACAGCCATTCAAGAAGGTACATTAGATGATAGCAACTTGATACTTATGTATCCACAAATTGTATTTTATATAAGAAAAGACAGTATATTTTTATTCGGTTAAGCGGATTTTATACTAGTGTTGCAACTCCAATACCAAAATTGTTAGTCGAATATTTAAATTCTATATGATAGTATTTAGGTTTTACTTCGGTATTCCAAAAATTTACTACATTTTGACAATATTTATCATTTATATCATGAAATGCTGCATATTTTGCATTTTTAACTGCATATTCAAAGTCTTTAATAAAACCATATTCATGATTACCATCAATAAAAACAAAGTCATATGGTTCTGTAATTTGTTCAATAGTAATATTTTCATATTCTCCTTCACCAAATACTATTTCGGGGTTTAAGCAAACAAATGGATCGATAGTTTTAAATTTAATTTTTGGATTTATATGAGTTTTAATATAATCATATATAATTTTAGTTGTATAACCATTAAATGTTCCAATATCTAAATAACTATTAAATGATAGTGTTTTTAAATATAATAAATAATCAGTTAGTTCTTCAGGATTTTGCCATATCCCGCTTGCTTGTATTGGGCTAATATATTTTATATGTTTATCGTCATAAACAGGTCTTCCATCATTAAATAATCCTATTGAACAAATATAATCGTATAATTCTTCTCGTGTAGAAATCTTATCCATATTTCCTTATATTATAATATTATAAATATTTTGTAATAGGAGAATGTTTTATTAAGATTTTTGAATACAGGCGGTTAGTTTTTATGTGCCGTTTAACTAAATTAGTTAACAACCATCATAAAACTAAATTAGTTTCCGGTCATTGTAAAACTAAATTAGTTTCCAGACCCATCAAAACTAAACAACCCGCGTCACATTTCAATTGAAATGTGACGCGGGTTGTTTAGTTTTGATGGGTCTGGAAACTAATTTAGTTTCCGGTCTTTCTAAAACCAATTTAGTTAAACTAGGCAAGAAAACTAATTTAGTTAAACGGCACATAAAAACTAACCGCCTGGATACGCCCCAACTTGCTAAAACTCATATAAATACTAAACGAATATTATAATTATAATGAAATATTCAAAGATCCTCGGCGAACAACTATCAGAATTTAATAATAGTATTAGAAATAAATGCCTAAGTTATAAGAAATGGAAAAAACTAATTAAATACGATAGTAAATATATAAAGAATAAATGGGAACGGCGAATAAATTCAGAATGTAAGGCGATTGATAGATTTCTTTTTACAAAACGCAATTGTTTATTTGGATATAATATAAATACCGATATTCATCGTAAATTATGCCTTATTAATCTAAATACATTATACAAAATATGCAAAAAACTAGAAAAGAAACTTAATGTAAATTCAATGGATATATATAATAATATAAAATTTAAATATAAATTTACATATATATCTCAAGAAACTCTAGTATCTCCATCAGAAGCTGCGCGCGAAGGTGACGATGGAAAACATGATGATATTCTTTAATAAGTGCACGTTCAATATCTCCAGATCGTATATGTAGATCTACAATATGTGTACATCCTTACTATTACTATAAGTGATTAATGATTATATAGTGTCAAATTTTCTTGGTACCATTTTTTCTGCCTCTGCGGCTACCACCATCGACTTCATCTAAACGTAGATCGTCAAGGCCTTCTAATTTAGGTTTAAGTAATTTAGTTTCATTGAAATCAAATCCTTCATTGATTGCATGTAATAATTTCATTTGTGTATTTCGCATTAATATCTCTAGTTGAATTTTTTTAATAAGATTCATTCCAGTTATTACTGTTTTATAGAATTCCGTTAAATGTATTGGTTCTCTAATAGATTCAATATATTGTCGTAAGTAGATTTTTCTTTTATTTGATGTTGATAATTTGAATAAATTTGACATATCATATTAGATAATTAGAGACTATGTAAAGAACCAAAGTGTTTTACAACACATATATTCGCAAATGCTCCTTCTATAATTGTTTTTTTTATTTCCATCTTCAATACGTGATATTGTAATAAGATTAAAAACTCTAATATTATAAAATTTGATATTATATTTATTTTTCATATAAAAATCAAATGGACAAGTCTTTGTTGCAATCGGATGATATGTTAATTTTAAGCGATTCTTATAAAAAAGTGAGATGGTATTATCGCCCGTCAAAAGACAATGATATGGTAACCGCATATTTATATAAAGACCATGACAATGAAGTATACGATACTGGAAATGTATATATAAATGAAATAAAAATGATTATACATAAAAACGATAGAAATTATGCGATACCTCCGTGTCCTAATATTATAAGATCATATTTTGAAGAAAGAGAATATACAAAACAGCTCTATAAAACAACACTAAATAATGTTGCGAAAAATATAATAATTGATGTATTTCTTGTTATAAGCACGTTAGAAAAAGAAAGGAATATATATTTACCTAAAGATCTACGTATAAAAATATTTAGCTATCTTCCAAAAATAAAATTTGATTTTCAGTGAAGATATTTAATAAAATGGCTTTGTTCAAAAGTCTAGATGATTTTATGCAAAATGCACCAGATGATATTATCGAATTAATTGTAAAAAAACTAGATCTAAATACACGCGTTATGCTTTCAAAAGCACATAAGCGACCATATATAAACAAGCTGGATATACAGCATTATAAACATATAAATGAAATAGCAAAACATAGACTAGAAAGACCATTGGGGCAATCAATAATATATTATCATGCAAAAACCATATCTATAATAGGTAACAAATTGACTGATATTGTAATACATAAATATTGTATTAATTCAAAAATAACTGCATATTTTACTAAATTTATATATGACTTGTCAAATGAAGTAACAGAAATGCTAGAACATTCTTACCAAATGCCTTAGTAATAAAATAAAAATAAATCAGGCGTACCGGGGATCGAACCCGGATCATCAGCTTAGAAGGCTGGTAGACTATCCATTGTCCTATACGCCTTCTTATATATTAAGGAATATATCCTTAAATAATTTTTATGTTTCGGTTTGATTAAATCTATAGTAATTCTCTATTTCTCGTTTCATATGTCTTAATTTATTTATGCGTTCTGTTTCCCAATAACTTGGTGCTTTATTTAAATGGATTCTTGGTACATAGAATTGAAGATAATTATTTATGTAATTTGGAACTAATAATCTTCCTTCATCATGTAATTTCCGTATGGCTTCTATAATAACACCAGTAGTTAAATCTGGTTCACCTGATTCATCTGCATCAATATCTGGTATAACTCCCCATATCTTATCGGTAGATCTTGTTCCAATTGTATGTCTAACAACAAAACTATAAAATCCAGGATGCATTTGATTAGCTATTATATAATTACTATATCTAACAGGGAACATACCGTCTGGGTCAAATAATATTGTGATTTTTGGATATCCGTATTTTTTAATATTATCTGGACGAGGTAATCCACGTTTATAATATTGCATTGCTTCTTGTATTTTAACCATTTCATCACTAGTAATAATATGATTGGGATTCAAAGGGTCTTTTGGAATTAATCCAGATTTTACATCTGCTGCTATTTTTTTATAGATACTTACAACATTATATGAACTATATTTACCATCGCGGGTTCTTGGACCTATTCTAATAATTAATTGTAAATCTTTCTTTTTCATTGCAGAAAATTGCCTAAATGTAATGACGTCCATAGATTCTTTGGAATGAGTCAAAACATCTTGCAATAATTCTGTGCGTGATATTTTTGGTAACGGAGGTAATTCTCTGCGTTTTGACGAAGATATACTGCGACTGCGATTGCTTGAATGCGCTGTAGATGGTTCTGTTAGTGATTTAGATTTAGGTAGACTAGCTTTTTCACGTATTGCTAATAATTCATTTAAAAGTTCTGTAAAATCATCAATAACAATATCTCTTACATAATTATATTGCAGTATTTTTTCACAAGAATCTATCAATTGATTAAGTATTTTTAATTCGTGATTTTGCCTTAAAATAAACTGTTCAATACTTATTCTTGTTACTTCGTAATTTCTTAATCTTACAGTTTCGCCTATAATATATAAAGCAAATTTATCACTATATATAGGATCTGATGGTGTTATTATTACTAAACCATTCTCTTTCGCGTTTTCTATAACTCTATTAAAAATTTCAGTATCAGGTTTGAATTTATAAGCTGCCTGTCTATATGTAAAAGTAAATATTGTATGATTTTCATAAGTTAGATAATTTACAAATTGTAATAATAATACTTTATTATTTTTTATAATATTAAATTGAATATCTAAAATTTTATTTTTATATTCTTCGCGGTTAACATAATTATATGCATACTCCAAATATGGTTCTGATGAAATATTTACTAATTTTTTTTCATTTTTAAACACATTTATAACTCTAATAACATTTAAAGATCCTTGACGAGTTATAGAACTAAAAAATCTTTCACCAAGTTCTAAATCTCTATCCAATTCTTCTTTTATATATTTATTAACATCAAATTCTATATTATACCTTGATTTACATAAATTATTAAGTCGAAAAAACTTTGGACCCAATAAAGCAATACTTTTTCCCGTTCGAGGGTTTATATAGGGATTCGCTACAAAACTTTCACAAACTTCTTTACTATATAATTCATCAGAATTACTACGTTGTCTTGACGAACTTGCAATAGGCGTTGTTGGTGATGTGCCAGAATTATTTGCATTTAATCTACTTTGACTGCGTGTTTGTACCATATAATATAAACATATTTATATTTAGCTTTAAGTTGCAAAAATTATTTAAAGATTTAACTATTCTATACATTAGGGCCATTGTGCCCTTTAATCGCGCCGTTAGTGTAGTCTGGTTAGCATTTGACTCTTATGAAGTCACGGTCACCGGTTCAACTCCGGTACGGCGCATTTATTTTTTTATAAATAAAGAAACTCGGCTATTCTTTATTTATTTACAGATCATTACATTTATTATTTCCAAAGAAAAATACGATAAATGAAAAGTCATCATAATGATCAGAATATTGTTTTATAAAATATAATATAAATCCAATTATTGCGGTGGTTATTAAAGCAAATAATAAATAATAGCGAATTTTATTATATAATGCAATTTTATTTTTGTCTCCATTATTATTTTTTTGATATATTATTTCAACTTTTAGTGTTTGATCTGCAATTAAAATGAGTATAAATATAGCTGATGCGAATATTTTGCTTTTAATAGATATCATAAATAATATATAGACTAAGAATGTCTTTAACCAAGTTAAACCTACGCTGATATTATTGTCAGTATCTACTACAGACATTAGGAAGAAAAATGCCGTGAGTGCCATTAAATGTTTTACAAATATATTTTTTGTCATAATTCTTTGTAAATCACAACCTAATAAACTTGTAAAGAATCCAAATAATAACCATAAATATAACCCAGCAATTGCGGTAACACTATCGAATGATTTAAATTGTTGAGTTGTAGACGGCGCGGGCATAGGCGTGGGCGTGGGCGTAGGCATTTGTTGAGACGCAATGCTAGTCATTATTTATAATGATAATAAGATAAAAATTTGATTTAAGTATATATATCTTAATAAGTATAACATGTATTCGCATATAATACACATATCAGATTTACATGTTCGAGCAGGAGATCAAGAAAAAGCTCGTATCATTGAATATTCAAGTGTATTTGATAAATTTATAAGAGAAATATCTGCATTTAGTAATTTACCTACATCTATTATAATTATTTCTGGTGATATTTTTCACAATAAAACATATATTGGTGTCCAAGGTGTTACACTTTTACTAGAGTTTATATCTAAATTGCTTGATCTGGCGCCAGTTATAGCAATTAGTGGGAATCATGACATATTACAACAAGATTCCACGACAAATGTAGATACAATTGATATGCTGGAAATCGCTTTTACAAATTCAAAAAGGAAACATAAGTTTCATTATCTTAAAACAACTGGTCATTATGAATTCGAAAATATTGGTGTTGGAGTAGTTTCTATAAAAGATGTACTTAGAACAACTTCTGGTAGTGGTATAGTAAATACTCTTCCCGAATATCCTGACCCTGGTGAATTTAGTGAAAATGTGAATATAAAGGTGGCTTTATTTCATGGAACTATATTGAAAAATGGTGGGGGCGGATATCCGATTAAGTGGTTTGAAGGATATGATTTTGGTGTATTTGGAGATTATCATAAACAACAAATAAATAATACAAATGGATTTATCTGGGGATATCCTGGTTCATTAATTCAACAAGATGTAGGCGAAAGTACAGATGGCCACGGTTATTTACTTTGGAATATTGCAGAAAAGAATGCAATTGTGCATAATATTAAAAATGATTATGGTTATGTAAGTATTTATAAGAAAGAAAATCAATGGTATGTGCGATTTTCTGCAAAGAATATTCAAAAATTCTCTGAAGCAGTAACAGATCCTATTTTCCCAAAATATCCTAAAATTAAATTTATTAGTGAATCAAAAATGGATTCAGAATTATGTGAATTATTAAAAGCTAATAATATCGAACCATCGGTAATTTCTGTATCTATAGCAGATAACGAGATCCTAGATATTGAAAAAAATTTAACAAGTATTCAAGATATGAATAGCAAAGAGAACTGGATTAAATATATTAAAGAAATATATCCAGATATAGATATTAAAGATTATTTTGATAAACCACAGAATACAATATGTATACCATATAATGATTCAATGCCTGATGAAATAAGAATTAAAATAAAAAATAGAAATGAAATAATTGCAAAATGTATTGAAAAATATGAAACATTAAGCAATATTACATATGTAAATAGTTCAAATGTAATTAAATTTAAATATATAATGTGGGATCATATACTTTGCTATGGTAAAAGTAATTATATAGATTTTACAAATATACAAAATAAAATTACTTTAATAAATGGAAAAAATGCAATGGGGAAGTCTGCATTTCTAGATGTAATAACTCTTTGCATTTACGGTGAAACTACGTCTGTACGTAGACAAATAAATATGGGAAAAACACTTTCTGGAAAAGTAATCAATGATCAAAAACCCAACCATGATGGAGCTTCAATATCTCTAATATTTCAATATGGCAATGATAAAACATACGAAATAGTAAGAAGTTTTAATACACAATCAAAAGATGAAACGCGTATAAATACCTATAGTTTAACTATATATGATATAAACGAATTTGAAAAAACAAAAACAGTTATTGCCGAAATGGCGCTAGCAACTGCTTGGATTGCAAAACATTTCGGGACGCTTCAAAATATGGAACTTTCAAATATGATGTGTCAAATAGATATTAATAATTTCTTTGTCCAATCAAATGATACACAGCGTGAAATATTAGAACACGCAATGAATATGGAATCTATTTCTGCATATAGTGAAATTATCGCAGAATCAATTAAAGCTTACAAATATATAACAGATGCTCTGAAAACATTTAAATCCGGGATGAAAGAACATAGTGGTACAAAGATTACTAAAATAGAAATTGCAGATTTTGAAAAACTTAAAAAAGATATAGAAGACACGGCTGGTAAAATTAAGTTACTTGATGAAAAACGACTAGAATTAAAAATGAAAAATATATTTAAAGAAGAAGATCTTCAATTGAATGATAAAATAATAGATGATTATATAGAAAAATATTATATAGAGAATGTGACTACGTTTTCAGAAAGAGAAATTGCAGAATTTGAAGCTTACGTCGAAACTGATGAAAGTGACATTGATACAGATGTAGACGTAGATATAGAACCAAAATGTAATATGAACATTGAAACTATAGAAAATATGCAAAATCATTATGATACATGGTTATCCAAACAAAGATCTGAATGGATAGATAATCCTGATAAAGTTAGTATAGAAATCGAGAATATCGAAGAAAAAATATGTAAATATTCGAGGCAATTAGAATATTATGAAAAATTAAGTGTGAGTAAACCTACAACTCCAAGAATTCAAGAAATTCTAAAAATATCTGCTAAAAATCTAGAAGAATTTATTGCAGATCTTGCTATTATGAAAAATAGACAAATTGAATTATTGAAGAATCGGATTATTCCTTGTCGTCTAAAAGAAAATAGAGATTCTTGGTTAAAGAAATATACAAAATGGCTAAAACAGGTAGGAGATGCAGATGAAATTGCAGATTCTTATAAACTTAAAAATAGATTACATGAACTAGTTGAATATACTTCAAAGATTAAGAAAAAATACGAAAAAATAACATTTATTACTGAAAAAATAGATCAAATAGAAAAAGAAATTCTCGAAATTGATAAATTGCCATATAATCCCGCGTGTGAAGCGTGTAAGCTACAAACACATCGGAAAAGATTTATTACAATTACTCATGAATTGAATATTCATAAATCTGAACTTGCAAAATTGAATAAATCTGTTGTTAATATTACTGATTTAGATGATCTCTATAAAGAGATTGAAGAATTGCCGTCATTAATAGCTCAACGTGAATTGTATGAAGCCACATATGAAAGTATGAATGATGAAGTCGTGGCATGGGAAAGAGCAGAATTAGAATGGATAGATGCTGATAAGAATTCTACAGAATTGGCAGAAATAGAAAATACTATAATTAAGAATGAATGGAATATATATGATTCTTATAAAAATATTTTGCAGAAAGCAAAAAGTAGTTATGATGAAAATAAGACACTTTTAGATAAAATGAAAATATTTATTGAAGAATACGATAATTATCGCGAAGAATATAATACAATTGAAGATAATATAGAATTGATAAATAAATGGAAAAAATGGTATAATCGCAAGAAACGAAATGAATATAATATTTATATTCAATGTAAAAATTACACATATTGGAGCCAACTTAAGAAATATAAAGAATATATTGTGGTTAATAAAGAATTTATTGAATTAAATGCAAAACTGGAATTATTACGTAATAAATATACAATTCTGGGTAAAAATATTGACGATTCGGCGCAATATGATACGCGTTTGAATGACATTGAAGGAACATATTCTATACTTATGACTAAATATGAATTACTTCAACAAATTCAAATATGTATAACTGGAGATACTAAGAAAGGGATAGATGGGTTTAGACATTGGATATTTACCAATAAAGCACTTCCTCTTATAGAAGGAGAAATGAACAATTTTTTATCAGAAATAGATAACATACAGGTACATATTACTTTTAATTCTATTGGGTTTATATATACGATTACAGATAGAGGCAATAAGCCTTCACTAAACACAATAAGTGGATATCAAAAATTTATTGTAAATCTTGCAATGCGTATGGCGCTAACACGTATTGGCAATAGCGTAAATATAAATACATTATTCATAGATGAAGGATTTACATCATTTGATAGTATAAATATTGCGAAAATTCGTGATATATTTAATATATTACTTAAGAGATTTAATAATATTATGATTGTATCACATATGGATATAGTGAAAGATAATGTAGATGCGCGTATAAATATAGAACGTTGTAAAAACAATAAAACATCGCGAATTTATTATGGACAAGAATATCCAATATATAAGAGCACTGAAAAGAAAAAGGGCAGACCTAAGAAAAATATTTAACTAATTATAATATAATGAAACCTGGAAGAGAAATTATACTATATAATAATCATAATTGCAAAGTAACAGTAGAAAAAATATATATGCCAGCTAGAATTTCTATTCGAATTAAAAATACAGGATCAAAACCTTATGAAGTACTAGGTGGATATCCAGGTATTAAATATATGGGCAAAAATGGCCAAGAACAGGGTGATACTAGTCGTGGTAAAGTTTTACAACCTGGGCATAGTATTATTAAGAAAAATGCATCAGCATTAAAAAATTATGACCATTTTTATTTTCCAGTATATATAAATATTAATAAATCAGAAGATGTAAATACATTGATGTTTAGCATAATTGAAATAATGCCTAGAGGGGAAACAGATCCTATAAAGTTTTATCAAAAAAATCGAATATATATATCATTTAATCTTAAACCTGTAGTAGATTATTTAAAGTTGATACCAGTTACCACATTATTATCTATAAATAGATATTCCAGAGAATCTAATACGCCTGGAGCTAATGAATTAAATAAAATACTTGGAAATTTTATTAAAGATAAAAGCTTATATCAAAAAAATAAAAACAGTAAAGATAAATCTCCAAAAGATTCTTCGCCATTTGTAAGTAGTTCTTCTCGAAAAGGTTTATCATCATAATATTATTCTATTGTTTTTGCTTATGCTGCCTCCAATATTTCTGAATAATGTTAGCTGCTTTATCAATGTCCCAGCTTTTCTTGTTAAAAATATAATTCCATTGTGGCGGAAAAATATATCTTTCTTCCAAATATGAAATATGATAAAGCAATCTACATCTAAGATATGGTTCTAGAATATTATCAGAGAGTTCTCTTCTGGCATATATTTCAATATTTTGTGTTTTAATATATTTTTTAAGCATTGCGCGCATTTTAATTTTTGTTTGAATATCAGTAGTTTGGTAATCTTTGATAGTTGATTTAAGTCTGTTGGAAAAATAATCTCTGTTATTGAGATGCGCCATAGTTCTTGTTATAATTGGCCCTGCAATTTCTAAATTCATCCAAATATACAATTGTAAAATAATATGTTCACAAAATGTCGGGGCATAATTAAATAGAACACTATAAGGTTCTTGGCCTGGTGCATAATCTATCGAAAAACAACGTTGATATTTCTCGGTATAAGATTGATTATTTAAGAAAGTAATATATTTCTCCAATTTTTCAACAATAGTAAATTTTGATTTAGAACGTTTTGTTTTTATATCAAAATGTCCATTATGTATTTTAATGAACGATTCAAAAGATTGGATTTCTGATAATCTATTATAAATTTCCAGATCTGCCATTTTGTATTATATATGAATAAAATTTCATTTTTTATAAATAGATGAATAACGAAGAATTATTAAAATCTATAGAAGATTCTTCATTATCTTTGTTTACAAAACGAAATTATATACAAAAAGCGATAGTTTTAACAAAATTATTAGATAAAAGTCTCGAATATATAATACAACACCCAAAAATAGCCATAAAGAAAATTAATGATACATATCCAAATATAGGATCTCGCAAAACCTTCTATACATTTATTTTAGCAATATTTAGATATAATGATGATTTAAAATGTAAATATAAAGATGATTACGAATTATGGCGAAAAGAATTTTCTGAATCAGATGAAATAATTGCAGAACGCTACAAACAAAATGCGCCTTCTAAGAAACAAATTGAAGGTTTTGTGGCCTTTGAAGATATAGTGAAAAAACGTGATACTTTAGAAGATGGAAGTGATTCGAAATTATTATTAAGTTTTTATACATATATACCGCCATTACGTGCAGATTTTGGAAGAGTTTTTGTAGGAAAAGATAAAAAACATTCAGAAGATAATTATTTACATAATAATTACTCAGAATTAATACTTGGCAAATATAAAACAGCAAAGACACATAATGAATTTAAAAAAGAATTACCAAAAGAATTAATATTGCAAATTAAGAAAAGTCTAGAAAATAAACCTAGGGAATATTTATTTACTACACGAGATGGCAAACCAATGTTGAAAAATACATACACAAAATGGTGTAATCGAACATTACAATTTTTATTTAAAAAACCGCTAACAGTTTCTCTTATACGACATGCTTTTATAAATACCCTTGATTTTAATAAATTAACAATAAAAGAAAAAGAAGAAATTGCAGCAGATATGACACATACAGCAAATATGCAGGATAAATATAGACTTATATTTTAATAAAATTTTTTCCAACGATTTGTCATATCAGTTTCTCTTTTTGGATCAGCCCAGCACACTTCGATATACACAGTTTCATTTGTATTCATAATATGATAATCGTGAAAGATTCCGAGCTTATTGACGAAATAATTGTCCATTAGTTCTATAAATTCTTGACTCCTCACAACATTATGAATTTTATAATAATGAACTTTCTTATTAGAATCAAAATTCTCGGTAAAGTGAATTTTCCCTGAATAATTGATATAGAAATATTCGTTTCGCTTATATTCAAATATAACAGCCGTTGTGTATCCTTCTTCTGCGCGTTTTTCAATTTTAGGGTTTGCAGGATTTTTTATAAATCTATCGAAAAATGTTTTATAAGCATTTTCGCGGCTTTTAATAACATATTCTGGTTCATTTATAAAATTGTATTTTCTCTTACGCGATTCGTACGAAAGTTGCTGCAATATTTTAGAATAAGACGGTTCTGTAGAAATCTCAAGATCTTTTAGAAACTTATCTGCTTCTTCAAATTTAACAGATACAGAACCCGGAGACTGTATTTGGTTATTCTCCATTTTGTTTGTAGCTAAAAACTTTGGAGAATTTCATTTTTTAATAAAACACCAATGTTCTTTTTCTAATATTATAAATAGAATGATTATTCCGTTTAAGAATGAAGCATTTGTAAAAGATGATCTTGCGAAATACGGATATGCGGATATAGTTCATAAGAAAGCGGAGGAAAGACATAGATCATTGATACGTTGTATAAATAATTATGGATTAATACCAGTTCTTCGTAAAATTAATATTCTGGGAATTTTAACTAAAAATAGCAATCCTGTATTTTCTAAAAAATTGAATTCGGATAAAAAATGGTTAGAGAAAATAAGTAAATGAAGATAATATCTTGGAATGTCAATGGACTTCGCGCTGTAATTAGAAAAGGCGCCATATTTGAATTGCTCAAAAAAGAAGAACCAGATATAATTTGTTTACAAGAAATAAAATGCCTTGAAAGTGATATACCTTCAAAATTTATAAAAGACATTAATATGCTAGGATATAATAATATACACATATATTCTGCGCATCGCAAAGGTTATTCGGGAACAGCCGTATTTACTAAACAATTAGAAATAAAAGTAATAGAATCTTTTTCCGATAATGAAGGTAGAATAATATCGTGTGATTTTGACAAGTTTATTTTGATTAATATATATGTACCGAATACTAAATCTAATCTTTCACGATTGAATGAAAGAATTAATCACTGGGAAAAAAATGTACGTGAATTATTAGTATCTTTTGAAAATAAATATAAAAAACCGATTATTATAACTGGGGATTTCAATGTAGCAGCGGAAGAAATTGATCTTAAGAATTATTCAACAAATCGCGGTAAACACGGATTTACAGATGAAGAACGTGCGGCTTTTAAAGAACTCTTAAAAACTGGAAAGGGATATATAGATACTTTTAGAGAACTGCATCCAAATGAAAAAAAATATACGTGGTTTAGTCCTCTAGGAAATGCGCGCGTAAACGGAACAGGGTGGAGAATAGATTATTTTATAACTAGCAAATCAATGAAGAATAAAATTGCAATATCAGATATATTAAGTGAATACACAGGAAGCGACCATATTCCAATAAACTTAACGTTAAAATAAAATTATATTAATTTATTATAGTAATGGAATATAATCAAACGCCTATTGTACCTCCGCCTCCGCCTCCGCCTCCGCCTCCGCCTCCGCCTCCGTCTGCTGCTCCTGCTGCACCCGGACCTATTGATGATGCAATACCGGATCAATCTACTGATGTAGAAATGATGGCGCGAAGAACTGTTGCTACTGATAGAGTTCATAAACAACAAGAAGCCAGAAAACGTCGTGAAGAAGCAGAGAAAGAAAAGAGAGCAATCCTGCGCAGAAAACAAGAAGAACGTAATAGAATTGCAAAACAAAAAAGAGACGAGAAAAACAAACAAAAACGAGAAATGGAGCGTAAACGTATGGAACATTTTAAAGCCGCATTTGAAACTGATGCACGCATTTTATTAAAAGAAGTTAGAACAGAAGCAAATCAAGAATTAAATGTAGATAACCCGAATGACCTGGAAAGATTAATGAATAAGGCAACTTTAGGTAAAAGACATCATCATTCTTCTTCTAGTTCATCATCAAGTCATAGAATTGATAAACATAAAGTACTTGTAGAATTAATGAAAAATAAAATACATGATAAAATTGCAAAAATGATAGAAACTGTCGAGAAACATAAAATTTCAGATGAAGAACATCAATATGGGCAATTGCATAGATTACAGACTACTATGAAATTTTTTACAAAAGAACAAAAAGATCAATTAACTAAGAAGTATTTAACTACAATTAAAGAGTTAGAAGAAATCCATAATAATGTAATTAAACAATTGCGTGCTACTCGCGATATGGCTTTGAGTGCATTAAAAGAAAAAATGTCAAGTAGCCCAAATCTTAGTGTTGGTAATTTATACGGGGAATCTTCGCAGCAACAATCACCGCCTGTGCCAATAACAAATGAAATGGAAGCCGGTGCTAGATCTAGACGTAAAGGTAAAAGCCGATATAATAAACCAGGAGGTTGCGGATGCAATAGTAGAGAAGCCCCTGGGCTCGGTAGTCGTAATTATTAAATTGTTTTTCTATTTTAGATGATTACTTATATAATAACTTATATTTTATTAATCACATCACCATTGGTATCTTATGGATTAAATAATCCTCCTGCAAAAATAAGATATCCACCCTCGCCGCCACCGCCTCCATTGCCGCCACCGCGTCCGCTGCCTCCTCCGCCACCGCCACCACCACCACCGCCACCTCCTCCTCCTCCGCCGCCGCCTCCACTACCTCCACTTCCTAATTCGCCGGAACCACCATTGCCACCTCGTATGCCACCTGCTCCTTTTTATCCACCTTCGCCAAAACCACCACGGCCGCCACCCAAGAAACGTCTACCGCCGCCTGCAAATATATCACTAATAATACCGCCACCAATGCCACCTGCAAATATATCACTAATAGTGCCGCCACCAATGCCGTCTGCAAATATATCACTAATAGTACCACCGCCAATGCCGCCTGCAAATATATCATTAGCGCCAATATTATTTTATAATACAAGTATATCCATTAAATTGCAGTCACCTTTGATATTTGTGCCATCACCGATAACAACATATATAATTGCAAAATCACCATCCCAATATAATATTGGTATAGCAATTCATCAATTATTAAATAAAAGTAACGCGAGTAACGCGAGTAACGCGAGTAACGCGAGTAACGCGAGTAAATATAACAGAATTGTCTATTTTACTTTTGTAATACTATTTTTATTTAAGGATTATTTATTTTTATAATAAAACAGCTTTCAGGAGTATTCGCCATTATTTATATTTATGGCTACTGAAAATGGCGCATCCAGTTTAGAAACAACAGGAGATGCGCGTGTAAATTTATTTTTTAAACTTACACGCGATTCAACTAAAAATAATAAATTTTATGATTGGATTGATGCATCTTTAAATCAATCAAAAATAGATACTTTAAGAATTTTATTTAATTCACGAGATTGTCGAGGCGGCAAAGGTGATAGAGATCCATTTTTGCAGGGAATAGCATATATTTCAAGAAAATATCCAAAATTATTTTATAATAATATAGATCTTATTCCTATATATGGAAGGTATCTTGATTTAATAGAATTATACAATCTTTACGGTAATGAAGATAATGTTCAAAAAGCGTTAATTGTAAAATTAATTAAAGATCAATTTTGCTTAGATTTGAATAATTTATCTGAAAATAAACCGGTATCACTTTTAGCAAAATGGTATCCTTCTGAAAATAAGAAATGGGGTAAATTAAATGATTTAACACAACAAGTATGTATGATTTTATTTAATACTAGAGTAGTAAATGGGTATCATTATAAACGATTACGTGTAGAATATTTGACCCCATTGCGTAAGCATCTAAAATTGGTCGAAAATGATATGTGTGCAAATCAATGGGATACTATTGATTTATCAATGGTGCCAAGTGTGGCAGTAAATCGTCTTAAGAATGCATTTTTAAGACATATTCCAGATAAATTAGATGCATGGATTCGTGCTATAAAAATGGGTCGATCTAAAATAAATGCAGATCAAATATATCCACATGATTTAGTTAGACATTATTTGCAAGGGAATAGGCTTGATTCTATTATTGAAGAACAATGGAAGATGCTTGTAGAAAAACAAAATACTGGTAATTTTGCAAAATCATTAGTAATATCTGATGTATCAGGAAGTATGGAAGGTACTCCTCTAGAAGTATCTATCGCAATTGGTATATTAATAGCAAGTATAACAGCTGAACCATTCAGAAATAAAATAATTACATTTTCTGGAAATCCTCAGTTACATGCAATTCCTGCAGATTGTATTACATTAGAAAGCAAGATTAAAAATATTGCAAAAATGCACTGGGAAATGAATACAAATCTTCAGGCGGTATTTGAACTTATTTTAAATAATGCATTGATGTATAATGTATCAGCAGAAGATATGCCAAATCGATTATATATTTTATCAGATATGCAATTTGATGAAGCCACAAATTTCCAAGATAATACATCATTTGAAGGAATACGCAAAATGTATAAAGATGCAGGGTATTCATTACCACAAATTATATTTTGGAATTTACGTTCAAATACAACATCTGACTATCCAGTTGCTTCTCATATTGAAGGTGTATCATTGGTATCTGGGTATAGTCCAAGTATATTAAAATATATTATGGAATGTAACGATATGACACCTTATAATATTATGCGACAAGTTATTGATAGTGATCGCTATTCTATGATAACTATTTAAGGATAATATATATATATTATTTGTCTGCTTGCAGCAATTATTAATATTAATATATATAGCAGACCGAATGAAATGTAAATAGATAATTTTTACATCCAGCAAATAAGCAAATAAATCTTGACTATACCAGTAGATAGATATAATCTACTTACAGCAAAAATAAAACTGAAATAAATATAGAATTGTAAATAGAAAAATTTACATACGGCAAAGCAACTTTATGGCTGTCTTATAAGGAACAAATTCGCCTTTTATTTTTAGATATCTATGCTTGCGATTTGATAGATAAATACATCTTCTACCATATTTTTCTTCTGTTTTTGTATATTTCTGTTTTCTTTTTCCTCCGACTGCTGCATTTGGCAATCGCTCTTCTAATACTATATGATGTAGTACTCGCCCACGGATTTCTTCATACTCTCTTAATAAATTAAATAACTTAACTTTTCTGGTTCTAATAATTTTTTGCGTATCCGGATGTATTATAGGCATTTCTAGTCTTATATTATTATTTGGATCTATTAATTTTTTGTATTCTATAATCTTATCTTTTATATTATCTGGTATATTTTCATAAGCACTTACTAATTCTAATAAATTATTAAACATGGTTTCATCTATTACTATTTCGGCTTCATTCTCAGGAGCTTCATCCTCATGAGCTTCATCCTCATGAGCTTCATGGGCAGGAGTTATTCGAGCACGACCTTGCCTTCTAAATCTGCGAGAGCGTGTTTCTAAAAATTCAGGGGAAACTTTATTCTTCCTCATGCAATTGATAATTAATAATCCAAATAAAACTAAAAATATAATGAGAGGTAATATTGCTTCTAACAAAAAGAGTATAGGTGTGTGAGGATTATCATATGTTCCAATGCGCGCAAAAGCACTTTGTCTTATATAGGGTTGTAATTGTCCTGCGCATTCGCGATTTGTCCAATTACTTGTCGAACTTTTTATACTCGCTACAAGACCTATATTATCTTGATCATGTGCAAAATCGCTTAATATGTCATCTACGCTTTCTTGATTGGGTGGGGGGTCTGGCTCCATTCCATATGGATATAATGCTTTAAATCTTAATAAATAAGGATTATCGATATTTTGATCTTGGTCTTTTAATCCTAACATTACATAAATATATGTATTTGCACCTGCACCTAGTTGATCCATTAATATTTTTCTCATTACTTCTTTTTTTATAGGTATAATACTTTCAAACATGATCCCCCATGTATTTTTACAGTAGAATACATCTGCATCATATCCAATAACAGTAATTGCATGTCCTTTATCTGATGGATATAAATCACCTTCTTTAATTGTTGAGTCACTATCATATAAATGATTATATCCCAAAATCTGTTTGGAAATAAACTCATCAGTAACAGGTAAAGCAATACCTAACATATGATTTTTATATAAAAGATATTCTAATAATTTTATTTGCTGCTCATGGATAGGTAGATGCGTGGCAATAAGACGAGGATCAAGTGTTAGATAATTTGGAGTAAAGAATTTTTGTGCAAATGCCAAAATATTCGGATCTGGGACCTTTAGCATATTACCTATTGTACTATGAAAAAGTATATTAGGTGCCATACCATATTTAAAATCGTAATATGGATTCAATGATGGATCTGGATTACATACACTACCATTTCTTAAATGAGCGCCAGCAACGCTTAAATATGGTTCTGACATTAATGGCTTGAATTTAAATATATTTAGTACTTCATTGGCAAACATATGCATAATAGTTTGATCGTAGCAATAACCTCCTATTTGCGATACATTTTTAAACAAACGCGCAAATGCTACAACTGCTTTTTCAGGTAATTTTAATGTTGGATCTTGCAAAATTTTTATAAATTCTATATAGAAACTTTCTTTAATAGTTTTATCACTAAAATCATTAATATTACGAATAAAAAGATCAATTTGATCTTTTAACGAGTATAATGTTACGCCACTTGTTGTTGTCGTGTCCCAACTATCTTCAGTAGTTGATACTTGTGTAAGAAGATCAGATGGAAATTCTGATAGTAATTTTCTTGATATATTTTTTGAAAATTCTCTAATTATTTTTCCATGTGATTTATTACCAGCATCACTCATTAATATATTATATGTTTCACCAAGAACTAATTTTAGATCTTCTATATTTACATTTAAGACATTAATGAAAAAATTTTGTAATTCGTTTAATATCATACTAATTCTATCTTCCTTTATTTGCTTCTGAAGTGGTGTATCACCTTGTCTTGGTCTATTAATAGCGGCTGATTTTATACGTCTAAATGGCAAACCGGGCCCGGTTGGCCCATTTTGTTGCATTTTTCTGGCTGACATATTTCTGGCTGACATATTTCTGGCTGACATATAATAAATATATATATATATATTATATTTTTTGCAAATATAATGCTTTCTATATAAGTTTTTTTATAGATATAAGTTCTTTCTTTATTATAATATATTTGCCACCGCGCTTACCAATGTATATAGTATATTTTCTTTTATTATAGATAAATTTTTCTTTTTGTTTTACTTACTTGTTTTTTATATAATTATTATCTTTGCCCCCGCCGGGCTTCCACGGCCGCCGCACCGGAGAGGAGACCTTCTGGCGCAGTGGTGGCGGCTGCCTCCTGACTTGAGGGCTCGGAGGACGGGTACTTGGCGGCGGCTGCCTCCTGACTTGGGGCCTCGACGGCGGCGGCG